TCTGAGTCCTCATACGCGACTGTAATACCTGATTCAGTATTTGAAGATACCATAGCACCAACAGTATCCTGTATAACTTCTGATAGATCTATGTTTGCAGTTCCATCAAAACTTACACCGTGTATTGTACGAGCTGTAGCTAGAGCAGTTGCTGTAGCTGAAAGATTAACTGCAATATTAGCCGAACCATCAAAAGACGTACCGCCAATAGTTCTTGCAGTCTCTAGTGCTGTTGCAGTTGCTGCATTACCTGTAGTATCTTGGTTTAATGTTCCAATAACTAAATCTACTGTACCGTCTGAGTCTTCATAAGTTGCAGTAATATTTGTTTCAGTATTACTTGAGAACATAGCACCTACAGTATCTTGGACTACTTCAGATAAATCTATATTAGCTGTACCATCAAAAGATACACCGTGAATAGTTCTAGCTGTTTCTAATGCTGTAGCAGTTGCTGCGTTACCTGTTGTATCGGCTGAACCACTAAATGCAAAATCTAATGTATTGTCAGCGTCTTGATAGGTTACTGTAATATTTGTCTCTGTGTTTCCAGAAACCATTGCACCTACAGTATCACTAATAGTTTCTGCAAGTGTTACACCACCTATAGTAATTGCATCAGCTTCTAAAGTACCATCAATATCTGCATCACCACTAATATCTAATGTAGCTGCATCAAGCTCTCCAGAGATTGTAATATTACGACCACCAGTTATATCTTTGTTAGAATCTGTAACGATTGCTTTACTTGCAATAACTGTACCATTTGTAATACCATCTATAAGGTTAATGTCTGTAGCACTTGCAGTAACTCCGTCAAGAATGTTTAGTTCTGCTGTTGTGCTTGTAACACCATCTATAAGATTAAGTTCTGTTGCTGTAGCTGTAACACCATCAAGAATATTAAGTTCTGCTGCAGTACTGGTAACTCCATCAAGTATATTAAGCTCTGCAGTTGTAGCTGTAACTCCATCAAGAATATTAAGCTCTGCTGCAGTTGAAGTAACACCGTCTAATATGTTTAGTTCGGCTGCTGTAGAAGTTACTGCTGTACCATTTATAGATAACGCATCTGTTTCTAATGTACCGTCTATGTCAGCATCGCCTGATACATCTAAAGAACCTGCATCAAGTTCGCCTGTAAGAGTAATATTTCTAAAGCTACCAATGTCTTTGTTACTGTCTACTACAACAGCTTTTGAAGCTGCTACAGTTCCTGCAGTAACTCCATCAATAGTTTCTAGTTCTGCTTCTGATATATCTGCACTACCTATTACAAAACTTGTACCTGTAATAGCTGTACCTGTAATTGTTGTACCTGTGATAGCTGCAGCACTTGATCCACCTATTACTGCTCCATCAACTGTACCACCGTTTATGTCTGCTGTATCGGCTACTAAAGCATCTGTAGTAACTGTACCATCAAAGTAAGCATCTTTAAACTCTAAAGAACTTGTACCTAGATCTATATCGTTATCTGTAACAGGAACAATAGCTCCATCTTGTATTCTTATTTGTTCTACTGCAGCACTAGATACTTCTACAAAGACTCCCCATCTATTGTTAGTACTATCAACTACAATCTTATTTAGAAAATCTAAGTCTCCTATTTGAGGTATGTTACCACCTTGTCCTGCAGTACCATCGTGTCTGTGTCCTGTAGATGATGCACTACTTGAAGAGTAACTAAAAGCGTTTAAGAGTTGATTGTATTCGTTGTTAAAAAGCGCAGCAGTTATTGTATCCCCATCTGCTAACGAACTTTGTCTGGTATATGCTTGAGCCATAGTTTAATTCTACCTTATTATTATTGTCTTCCCGATGGTCTGTAGTTTATATATAATCCATTTATAGTATATGGAGCTTTTACATCATTACTAAAAATATTAAAAAAGTTACTGTGACCACTCCCTATCAATGTATTTCTTACTAATGGTTGTTCTGGCGCACCAAATATACTTGTACCAAAAAGTGTTCCTGAGTCTCCAAATATTGAAGGTGCTTGTGCGTTAATAGTTAAATCTGCTGGTTGAGGTCTATCTGCACTATCGTAATCAAATCTAACTTTAAGTTTAGGTTCAATAGTTCCTTCTGGAAACAAAGATACTTTAACGTGATCTAAAGTCTTTAAAGTTCCAAAGTCTCCATAATCAAAATCAGGTGATTGGTATCTAGCGTGTATGTTTGTTTCACTTCCTGCAGGATTAAAACTATTTCCTGTATCGTGATTATAAACATATCCATCTCTATCACCGTGAAAAGCTTTTTCTATATCTGAAGCGTTAAAACCAGAAGTAACAGCAGGAGCTTGTATACCTTCTATTTCAGACCATTCAAAACCTCTTGATGTTAATGTTCCGATAATACCTTTAGAACTAGCAGTAGACGCTGTAGAAGAACTGTAATACATTCTGTATTGAGACTTATCTCTAATTACTACACTACTGTATTCTTGAACTATAGTACTGTCAAAAATACTATTTAGAATAGGTTGAATAGATTTACTAATAGTTCCTAACTCTACGTCACCAATTCTTGCTGTACCTGCAACTGTACGGAAACCATCAGGTGCTAAGAAAATCAAGTCACCTGCAAATTCCTGTATAGTCTTACCGTCTACACAACCTACGTTCTTTGTAACTGGTACTATAGCTATCGTGCTTGCATTATTTATATTCTGTAATTTATAAATCGAGTTTCTACAAAATATAAATAGTTCATCACGGAAAGATTTAAGTCCTACTACTTGATCATCTAATACAATACTACCTGATCCTGAACTTGTAAAATCATCTATGTCACTTGTACCACTATAAAATATTGTGTTCTTTGCTGTAGCTGCACCTGCAACTACTAAGTGTTTATCGTGTATTACACAAAACTTTGGAAAGTGTGTTCCACTTACTGTAATCTCTTTTGCAAAAAATGTTCTGTTTGTTATATCAGAATCTGTACCTGTCATTTTAAAATAGAAAGGTTTTGCTCCAGATCCTTCATCAGTAATAATTAACTCACCATACTCTGTATCGCCTTCAAAGATTGCAAAGTGTGCTTTGCTCTGTGAAGTTCTTGCAGAAGCACTACGACCTGTAAAAGCAGTATGGTTATCTCCACTACCTGAAACACTAGCTTTATTAATCTGTAACCAACTATTTCCTGTTTGACTAAAATATATGTTAGTACCTGAACAAGCTACTACTCCATCTGCATATACTTTAAGTCCTAATATATCGTTACTGCTATTTGGTCTTGTACCGTTTCCAAACTGACTGTAACCGTTTATACGTCTGTATCCACCTTTGGTCGATACTTCAAAATTTGTTAATGTTGTAGCTTTTCCCGGAGTTTTTAAAAGTTCTAATGCGTTACTAGCTTTATCTAGCCCTCCTTGTAATGCTACTGAAAAGGGTTGTGAAGCTGCCATTAGAAATAAATCCTATCATCTGTCATATTTTTTGGTTGTGGATTTATTAAATTAGACTTCATATTTCTCATACCTTTTTTATAATCATCTAATGCAAAAGCTGCTTGTTGTATGTTTTCTTTAAATTGATGAACATAATATCTAATTCTTGCTAATACAACAGAAGCGTATTGATCTGGTAAAGCAATAGCATCGTCATAAGCTGAAAGCTCTGTAGGTTTAGCATAAGCATAAAAATGTACGTTATATGCTTTATCTGGTATAGGACTAAGTCCAAACTTACGATGATCTGGACTGCGTATAATATAACGAGGTTCTCCGTGATTTTGAGTATCGGCATCATCTGCGTTTTCTCTATCTCTTCTATATCTTCTCCAATCTGACAAAGACATAAACTTTAATCCTCTAGAAACAAAAGGAGCTGATTCACCTGATACTCCTATTGTTGTAATATAAAAATCATCCCAATCTATAGAAGCATAGTCTGTAGTAATACTAGAACTTCCTGCTTTAAGAAGATACCACCTAGTTCCTGCTACAGTCTCTACAGTTACATTACCATAAAAAGGATCTGTACCTCCACTTGCTGCAACAGCAAAAAAAGGTAATTGAGGTTCTTGGTTAGCTATATCATTTAAAGCTCTGTTAGTAGCTTCTTTAACAAAAGCCTGTATTCCTACAGCACTTGAAAAGTTAGAAGCAGTTAAAGTTACTTCATTTAATTCTCTAAGAGCTTCGTTTGCTAATGTTAAATATGTTGTTGCCATTATTTACCCTTTTTTCTTTTTACTAAAAATTTTATCGTAGTTATCTTGATAGTTCTTTTTAGCTTCTCCTGAATAAGCGTTTGCTAACATTCCTAAAATTCGTGTACTTTTTTTCTTTTTGAATCCGTTCATAATTATTGGATTCTTATCGTTGCCTATTTGTGGCATTTGTTTTCCTCTAAAAAAAGAAAGGGGGGTTTTTACACCCCCAAATCTGTTTAGTCAATACCGTAGAAAGCAGAAACTAATGCTTCAGGACGTAGTACTTTTCCACCGTAAACGTGGAGTCCTCGTACAATGTCTCCAAAGCTATCAGGATCTCTGATGACTTCAGTACTTGTTATAGTCTGAGCAGTAGCTGTAGATGACATGTGACCAGCAATACATTTACCAGCAGCATTAGTTGTGCTTGCAATGTTGTTTGACTTGTACATATCGAATCCACGCAGTTTCCCACTTGAGACTAGACCATTTCTAATAGAACCTTGACCTGCGTTATAATCAACAGACAAAAGTTTTGACGATGAACTTGCAAGAACTTCGTAGAAGTCAGGTGATGCTAAGAACCATCTACCTTCTTCTGGAATGTTCTGTTCATCAAGCAAACGAGCCATGTGTGACAATACGTCAATAGGATCGTGTTCACTTGCTGCAAAACCGATGTCAAGATTACCAGTTCCATCAAATGTGCCTGCTGCTAAATCAGTAGCACTATCCGAACCAAGGATATGGTTAGGACTTGCTGCAGAAACACCTGCGAACATAGTAGCAATTACACCTTCATCATAAGCATCACGAAGAGCGTATGCTGCAGATGAACTAGCTACTTCTTTAAAGTTAACGTGAGACATAGAAGTTTCGATGTCATCAACGATAAATTTAAATGCGTTAGCTGTATCAACTACAAGAGTCAACTCTTGATCAGTTAATTTAGTTGCTGTAACGTCTGCGCCACGTTCGTACTGGTACACAGTTATTTCAGGTTCTTTAATAATCTTTACGGAATCTCCGAAAGCGGCAATTTCACCAGCGTAATCTGTGTTGGTGATCGCTTCTACAACTGAAGCCTTTCTAAAGAAGTTAAGAACCTTTTTAGAGTAGACTGCAGGAAGAAAAAACGAGTTAGTTTGACCACTTACGGAGTTCGCAAAGTTAGCGTTAGTATCAGTACTTGGTTCAAAGAACTGATCTGATTGGTTATAAGCCATTTTACTTCTCCATTATATCAAATTAAAAGTTATTGTTTTACTACTCTGCCTTCGTGAATTGCTCGTCCGATTTCTTCTTCGTACTTATCAAATTCAGCAATAGACATCCTAGCAATTTCCTGTTCAGTCCAAATTTTATCTTGCTTCGGTTCAACTGAAGTTGTTTTAGTTGAAACCATATCAGCAGCAGATTTTTTGGACTTTTTCTTTTTAGGCTTACTAGCTTCTGAAACTATGCCCATATCACGTTTATATAAGTCTAATGCACGACTTGCAAGATCTCCATCATTAGCATTATCATATATCCATTTTTGAATAGACTGTGGTTGCTCTTTTGCCCAACTATGAAATTCTTCACTATTGCGAATATCTTCAAAGTCAGGATGATTATCCAACAGTTTACCGTGTGCTTCTTTTGCAATTAACTCTGCTTCACGTTCTTGTAGTTTAGACAATCGTTCTTCTAAAACTTTTGTTTGTTCTGAACTACGCATGTGTGCTACAGTTTCAACTACTTCATACACATCTGGATATTGTTCTTTAAACTTTTCTAAGTCTTCTTCAGATTTAGGAGCTGTATATTGAGGCATGTTTTTAGCAGCTTCTTTTAATAGTTCCTGTTCTCTAACTTTAAACTCATTAAGTTTAGAATCGTAATGTGTTTTTAAATCATCATATCTTTTTTTGTAATCAGGTTTGCTATAAGGTTTATCTTTAGCTTCCTTCTTAGTTTGCTTTGGTTCTTCTTGTTCTTGAGCTTCAACTTTTGGTTGAGGTTCTTTAAAAAAAGCACCGTCTGCAGATACAAATGGTTTATCTTCTTGGTTGTGCCAATCCTTATTAGCGTTATAAGGGTTTGCTTCTTTTGCTTGTGTTGCCATATCTTACTCCTACTCAGGGCTTTCTAAACAAAGTGGCTGCAAATGTCGACTGTGCAGGGTTTGTTTTGTAAAGGTAGCCTTTCGGTTAATGTTGTGATAAAGGGCTTAGTAAACTAAGGTAGCTCTATCGTTTGTTATCGCAATCGTGGATTTACAGAAAGCATGCTTCTTTTTATTTCTTCTGCGGTTAAATCTTCATCAATAGGTTTACCAAAACGGTCTACCTTTTTTTCGATTTCTCCACCCATTGCAACTCTTTGTCTATTATCACTAGCTTCTTCCGCGTCTTTCATCATGCGTTCTAAATTATCTGCACCGATTTCATCCGTAGCTTTAGCTGTCATAACAAACTCACCATCCGATAACCTTGCAGGTATCGAATCGGAGACTCCAGAACCTAAACCTTCAACAGGTCCAGATCCTGAAAATTCTGTAGCTGTGTCCATAATCTTATCAAAGATCATGCTTAATCTTTCATCAGCTTGTAATTGTTCCATTAGATACATTTCTTCTTCGTTATCTAATGATTCATTAATTATAAAATCTAAATGTTGATCTTCCATTTGATTATCTGGAAGCACATCCATTTCTTTTGTTTCTTCTGTTTCTTCTGTTTCTTCTGTTTCTTCTGTAGGCATCATCATCATAGTCATTTGACTATCCATTTCTCCGCCTTCAGCTAAAAGTATTCTGTTTTTATGTTTTTTTGCAGCTTCATCCATGTTGTATTCCATTTCTTTTTCTTTTCTTTTTTGCTCTGCTTCTTTTTTTGCTTCTTCTCTTCTTTTGAGCTTTTCTTCAAGCTCGTCATAGTTTGCGTTTCTAAGATAGTGAGCATCAACTGCATCTTTTCTTTCCATTGCTTCGTCAATTAGTTTCATTCTAAGTTTATCAAGTTTTTCTGTATTAATTTTTTCTAAATCTAATAATTCTTGTCTAGTTGGAACTGATTTTACTTCTTTGCCTTCTTGATAACCCATTCGCTCTACAACTTCTGGAGCTTCTTTTCTTAGAGCTTCTATTCCTTTACCACCATCTTTCATACCGTGTCTTTTTTTCTTTTCAATACTTGTTTTTTTCCAAGTATTTTTATTAGTCATAGCTCCGCCTGACTTTTTCTTTTTTCTAACAATCGGACTTACAGCTATTCCAACAAGGTCAAGAGCATCCATTTGTTTTTTTATTTTTTTCTTTTTCTTT